ATGCCAACCTTTGACGCCGGAGGATTCACAACGTCAACTCTCTCATACTTTGTAGACTTTCAGTGCGACGATCTAGGACTCGTAGCCGGAGGAATATGTGATACAGGCGAAGCCGTTGTCAATGGTATGCTAACAGGATTAACTTGGTTCTTTATCCCAGACGGAAACACAATAACAGAATCAATACAAGGATTTATAAGCGAACTAGAATCAAAAATACCTTTCTCAATAATAACAGACCTAGCCCAATTCTTTATCACACTAGAAGACGAAATTAACGCAGACGGAACAGAATACTCGGAATTGCCAGACATATCAATAAACATTTGGAACACAACAACAACAATTCCTTATCTAGACTTTGGGGACATAAAAGACATCACATACACCGGACTTGACGAAGAAGAATATAATATAACACAAACAATTTTAAACTTTCAAATCTGGTCCATATGGATATTGTTCGTCTTTTATGTTTATAGAAAAGCAACAAACCTATTCGGGGGAAACGAAGACTAAAAAAATTAGGGTTAAAGGGAATTCAAAGTCTTGGGGATTAAAAAATTGGGGATTCAAAGTTTTGGGGATTTAAAAACGCAGAGGGGATTAAAAAATTGGGGATTCAAAGTTTTGGGGATTAAAAAATTGGGGATTCAAAGTTTTGGGGATTTAATAAAACTAAAAATGATATTTGGATACTTAATACAATTTGGAGCGTGGTTAGGAGCATTGCCATTAAAACTATTACCAGAAACAATAGCCGGTTTTGATTTATCATTTTTAGAAGACCTAGCAACCTTTATAATTCCAATAGCAAATCAATTCACTTGGATTATACCTATTCACACATTTATTAGTATTACAATTTTAGCAATAACACTAGAACTAATTATCTTAACGTTTAAAGCAACTATATTTATAATAAAACTAGTCAAACCATAATGAACCAAAAACAAAAAGAACAAAACGAAATAGATAACGTAATATACGAAATGCGAGAAGAAAAACATAAGAAAAAACAAAAAGAACAAAAAATAATCGATCGATTAAAAAGAAAAAAATGATAAACGGATTTACCGGATTGCCCGGCGCAGGAAAAACCTACGAAATGACGAGAATCGCCCTAAAATATATTAAAAAAGGTGTAGACGTCTATGCTAACTATTCTATTTTAGGCGCTAGAAAATATGACAACCTTTTAGACCTCTTAAATATAAGACAAGGTGTCATATTGGTAGACGAAATAAACTTAATATGCCCAAGCCGAGCGTGGGAAGCCCTACCCGTAGAATTATATCAATTATGGTCGCACGAGAGAAAATTCGGTCTTATGATTTACTGGACAGCACAATCAGTTAATAGGGTAGATAAAATAATAAGAGAAATCACTCACTACGTTTATGATTGTAAAAAATTACCTATTAAAGGCTTTGCTATCAGAAAATATGAACCACAAGACCTAATGAAAGACGAACTACGAAGACCAAGAGCATTTTCTTTTAAATTAAAATTATTCAGGAAAAAAACTTTTTTACAATATAACACGTTTGAGGGAATTGAAGTGCCAGAATACATAAAAACAATAATGGCTAAAAAAATGGGACTTTGGAGTTATAAACCAAAAGACCTAACACAAACAGCAAAAATCACATCAATTCCACCCGTAGACATCTCAAACGAATTACCAAAAATTAGAATATAGAGTTTAACGTGCGAACCCGACAGGGTATCTAGGGAATAGAACGAAAAACCTAGACATAAAAACCTATCTAAAAAGCACGTAGACGAGGATTCTGTGAAACGGCTCTCACTTGGTCCTAGTAGATAGCAAGAGTGGTAATCTTGGACACGCCTAAATATCGTTTAAATACGACGGACTTTCTGTCCGGCAATTAAATTCGTAATTCCTATCTACTAGGGAAATCGCGATATACATAGTTTTTTTCCTTAAAAGAAAATTCTCTAATAAGAGTGTCTTCTTCTAAAACTTTGTTTTAGAGAATTATCTTATTAAAAATTATAGCCTAGAAAATAGGTTGGGTTCTTCTTTAAAATAAAATTACAAGAAAATTTTAATTTTTGTTCACAATAAATTGTGAACAAAAAAATTAAAATAAAATTTTCTTGTAAGAGTTCTAGCCCTGTGTATAACTTATTGACAATCACAAAAAAAAGGATATAATAAAAATATGGCTTTACAAACTTTATTAAAACCAGTTCGCTACGGAAAACCACGATCAAGATGTATCGTGTGCCATAAATTAAAGTATAGATATGATTTAGTTGAATTTATACCACCCTTATTTAGTAGAAGACATCACGCTTGTTTAAATAATTGCTATAATATAGTAAAGAAACTTTACAATGTTGCTATTTAATTTCATACAAAAAGCCCAAGCACAAATACAACAAGCAAAAGCACAATGCGATTGTGCCGGATATTTAACAGAAGTAAAAACTGCCGTTGAAAACGGCACTAGCGAACTTGAATTGTTAAATACCGGACTAGACCTACTCAACAACAATCTAGGCGTCTTAACAGATTGGCTAATGATTATGTTGGGTTTTTTGTTATTATTCGCAATTATCAGTTTAATAATTGAAACAAAATGACAGAATTTATGTTCGCAACAGTATTCTTCGACGCACTAGGATTTATGAATATCTTCCTCGTTCCTTTTGGTTTAATTTTTATTATTAAAGTTTTAATGTATGCCTTTTCTACAAAAAATTAAAAGAGCAATTTTAAAAGACGACGACACTTGGGGTTGGTTTATGTTGTGTATTTGTTTAGCAATAGCCGGTTCAATCGGAATTAGTTTATATTTTAATTCGCCAGAAAGACATCAATCGCCAACGATTGAATCAACAACAATAATCCAAACAACTATCCCAGACGAAGAAGCAAAAACAGAAATTAAAGAATTAGAAAAAAAAATAATAGAACTTGAAAATAAAATAAATTATGGAATTTGAACAAGCCTTAATAATTGAATTTTTACAAACTATCTTCACAGTAGGAATTACCTTTGGAGTAATTTATTTAATTTTAATCAACATTTTAAAATTGATAAAATGA